GTTTTTAAAAACATATTGGCTACTTGTCGTGACACTTTAAGTGTTGGCGACGAAATTATTATGCAAGTAGAAGCTATATTAGCTTTTTTGTATAACTTGAAGCGTGTAGATGGTATGACGAGTCTGGTGGTTGCTATCACCTCTCTTAGTCATGGATTGAGATCTAAAAGTTGTGTAAACTTGGTATCAGTATTGTTTGGACATTTTAAAAAATGCTTTGGTATGTTCCAACGCCAATCTTGGTCTGAGGATATTGATAGTTTTGAAAGTTTTATTGATTTTACACGTGAAAATATTGATTTTTGTGAGGATATCAAAGAAACTCCATTGATGCAAAAACTGTATAAATTTGTTTGCTTTTGTGCATCATATTCTATCTTTGATAAGATTGGTATAGATTTTGATTTCTTAGGATATAATAAATTTGAATCTCATTATATCAAGGAGAAACATACATCTAAAACTGCATTTATGTATGCATTTTTTGATTTTATTACTTTGTTCCTGAAGCAATCTATACAAGCTGTCAAATTAGGTTCATACGAACCTTTTTATCATTCAAATGCAACCCACGCTGATTGGGTTAATAGTGTTATATTGCTGAAGAACCAAGAAAAATTGGTTAATGATCCAAACCCACATGGCTTTGATATTTTCGATTATAGAGCACGTTTGGAAACTGCTATTGAGCATGGCGCAGCAATTATGCGCATATCTTCTAATATGCCTAAATTTGCTAGAGATCGTTATGCTAAATTATGTGGTGATCTTCAATTGCTTAAAACTAATGATATATCTAAGCGATCTGCTCAACGTGATCGACCAGCTCCTTTTGGCGTGTTGTTATATGGGGGGTCGTCTCTTGGTAAAAGTACACTTATAAATGTACTTTTCCAATATTATGCAGCTAGATTTGGTTTGTCGAATGATACCAGTAGTAAGTATACACGAAACCCTGGTGAGAAATATTGGAACAATTTTTCTTCATCGCAATGGTGTATAGTTATGGATGATATAGCAGCTCAAAGCGCTACATTAGGCACAGCCGATCCATCTTTACAAGAGGTTATTGGTGTTATGAATAATGTTGCTTATCAACCTGATCAAGCTTCCATTGATGATAAAGGAAGAACACCCATGCGTGCTGAGTTGGTTATTGCTACAACAAATACTGAGCATTTAAATGCGCATGCATATTTTTCTTGTCCATTGGCTGTACAACGCCGTTTGCCATATGTTATTGAAGTCACTGTTAAAAGTGAGTTTCAGACCATGGGGATGTTGGATCATACCAAAGTTGTGAAGACTGAAGGTGAGTATCCGAACTTTTGGGACTTTATGGTCAAAAAGG